GGACAAGGATCTAAAGGAGCATTACACGGCTTAACCAGGTTTAGTATGGAGGACGCTCCTGCGAATAGCTTTTTTTTAGAATACTTATCAAGACCACCTACGGCAGAAATATTCTTTGAAGATGTATTAATGGCGTTGGTATTTTATGGCATGCCAATACTAGCAGAGAATAATAAACCACGTCTTTTGTATTATTTAAGACGTAGAGGTTATAGAGGTTTTAGTATGAATCGCCCTGATAAAGTTTGGAACAAGCTTTCTTCAGCAGAAAAAGAAGTTGGTGGTATACCAAACTCAAGTGAAGATATAAAACAAGCGCATGCTGCTGCAATCGAAATGTATATACAGGATCACGTAGGCATGAAACAAGATGGTACATTTGGAGATTTATACTTTAACGAACTGTTAAACGATTGGAGTAAGTTTGATATAAATAAAAGAACAAAGTTTGATGCAACAATAAGTAGTGGTTTAGCTATAATGGCTAATAATAGACATCTTTACGCGCCAAACGCAAAGGTTGAAAAACCAAAACTAAATATAAACATTTCTAAGTATAGTAATACTGGAACTAATTCACAAATAATCAAATAATAAACATGGCAGAGTCTGGCATTAAAAGTTATTTCCCGAGTCAAACAGTAAGTGATGCTGAAAAGCTAAGTTACGAATATGGCTTAAAAGTAGGTAAGGCAATAGAACAAGAGTGGTTTAATAATGATAGAAATCTTAATAGATTTAGATCTAACCATAATAATTTTCATAATTTAAGGTTGTATGCTAGAGGCGAACAATCTATTCAAAAGTACAAGGATGAGTTATCTATAAATGGTGATTTGTCCTATTTAAATTTAGACTGGAAACCTGTTCCAATAATACCCAAGTTTGTGGACATAGTTGTAAATGGTATAGCTGAAAGAACTTACGATATAAAAGCTTACTCTCAAGATCCGTTTGGTATTGAAAAAAGAACACAATACATGGAGTCTATAATAAGAGACATGCAGAGTAGAGAGTTTAACGATGCTGCTATGGAAAACTTTAACGCTGATTTATACGAAAATAAAAAAGAAGAACTTCCGGAATCACAAGAAGAATTAGAGCTACACATGCAGCTAAGTTATAAACAATCTGTAGAATTGGCAGAAGAACAAGCTTTAAAAGTTTTATTTGAAGGTAATAATTATGAATCTATAAAGAAAAGATTTTATTATGATTTAGCTGTTTTAGGTATTGGTTCTGTTAAAACTTCTTTTAACACCTCTGAAGGTGTAACTATTGATTATGTAGATCCAGCAAACCTTGTTTATTCTTACACTGACTCTCCTAACTTTGAAGATATATATTACGTTGGAGAAGTTAAAACTATACCTGTAAATGAATTAGCAAAACAATTTCCTCATTTAAATGAAGATGAACTTGAGGAAATAATGAAAAATAAAACTAACAATCGTTCTAATTATAATTCTATTCATAACTACGAAAAAGAAGATAATAACACTATTCAAGTTTTATACTTTAACTACAAAACATATATGAATGAAGTATATAAAGTTAAAGAAACCGCAAGTGGAGCTGATAAAATTATACCTAAAGATGATTCGTTTAATCCACCAGAAAACATGGAAGGTGGTTATTCAAGACTTTTAAGATCTATAGAGGTTCTTTATGATGGAGCGATGATTTTAGGTACTAATAAATTGCTTAAGTGGGAAATGGCTAATAATATGATGCGTCCTAAAAGCGATTATACCAAGGTTAAAATGAATTATGCTATTGTAGCGCCACGTATGTATGATGGTCAAATTGATTCTTTAGTAAAACGTATAACTGGTTTTGCTGATATGATACAGCTAACTCATTTAAAACTACAACAAGTAATGTCGCGCATGGTGCCAGACGGCGTTTATTTAGATGCTGATGGTTTAGCAGAAGTTGATCTAGGTAATGGCACAAACTATAATCCGCAAGAAGCTTTAAACATGTTCTTCCAAACAGGTAGTGTTATTGGTAGATCATTTACACAAGAAGGTGATATAAATCCTGGTAAAGTGCCTATACAAGAAATAACTAGCGGTAGTGGTGGCAATAAAATAAATGCTTTAATAGGAAACTACAATTATTACATGCAAATGATTAGAGATGCCACTGGTTTAAATGAAGCTAGAGATGGTAGCTTACCAGACGAAAGAGCTTTACTTGGCGTTCAAAAACTAGCTGCAGCTAATAGTAATACTGCCACAAGACACATATTAAACTCTGGTTTATTTTTAACAGCTGAAGTTGCCGAACAGCTATCACTTAGAATATCAGATATTATAGAATATTCTCCAACCAAAGAAGCGTTTATTCAAAGTATAGGTGTTCATAATGTTGCTACTCTTCAAGAAATGTCAGAGCTTCACTTGTATGACTTTGGCATATTTTTAGAATTAGCTCCTGATGAAGAAGAAAAAGCTGTACTTGAAAATAATATACAGCAAGCATTAGCTCAAAAAACTATAGATCTTGAAGATGCTATTGATCTTAGAGAATTAGCTAGTGTTAAAGTTGCTAATCAATTATTAAAAATTAGAAGAAATAAAAAGCAACAAAAAGATCAGCAAATACAACAGCAAAATATAGCAGCGCAAGCGCAAGCTAACGTGCAGCAACAACAAGCTTCTGCTCAATTAGAAATACAAAAACAACAAGCGCTTAAGCAAGCTGAAGCCCAAATAATGCAACTACAAGCGCAGCTTGATGCTGGTAAAATACAAGCAGAGTCTCAAGTAAAAGCGCAACTTGCAGCTCAAAAGTTTCAGTTTGACATACAACTCAAAGCCTTAGAAACTCAAGGTATAAAAGATAGAGAAAAAACAAAAGAAGATCGTAAAGACGAAAGAACAAAAATCCAAGCTACTCAACAATCAGAACTTATAGATCAAAGAAAAACAGGTGCAGCACCTAAAAACTTTGAGAAAACGAGTAATGATATACTTGAAGGTGGATTTGATTTAGGACCTATTGATCTTAATCGATAACACTAATTTATATATTATTTTATTATGGAAGAAAACGAAAACGTAGTTGAAGAAACTACACAAGAACAAACTGTTGACGAAAGCAAATTTGAAAGTGCTGGAGATGATAGTGTAATTAAAATAGATTTAGATAAACCTGTAGAAAATGCCACTAGAGAGCAAAGCACAGATGAGGTATCTGTTCGCGACGAATCCGAAACTAGCGAAGAGATACGTGAAGAAAACGTCGAAGAAAAAGTTGAAGAACCTACCGGAGAAGAAAAGCCCGAGCAAGTTCAAGATGAAGAGCCCGTCGTTCAAGAAATAACTGATGAAGAAGTTGCTGAAGAAGTAGAGGAAGTAACTGAGCAAGTTCAAGAAGCAGTTGCTGAAGCTGAAGCTACAGGTAAACCACTACCTGAAAACATTCAAAAGTTAGTTGACTTTATGAATGACACAGGTGGAGATATAGAAGACTATGTTAAGTTAAATAAAGATTATTCTAACTTAGACAATTTAAGTCTTCTTAGAGAATATTATAGACAAACTAAACCTCATCTAACTGCAGAAGAAGTTGACTTTTTAATGGAAGATCAATTTTCTTTTGACGAAGAAGAAGATGAAGAAAGAGATATAAAAAGAAAAAAATTAGCTTTGAAGGAGCAAGTTGCTCAAGCAAAGAACCACTTGGAAAGTGTAAAATCCAAATATTACGATAGTATAAAGCAAGGCTCTAAGCTAACAACTGAACAGCAAAAAGCTATTGACTTTTTCAATCGTTATAACAAAGAGTCGGAAGACAATAAAAAAGTAGCTGAACAACAGCAACGAACGTTTTTAAATAAAACTAATCAACTTTTCAACAAGAACTTCAAAGGTTTTGAATACAATGTTGGAGATAAAAAGTTTAGATATAATGTTAAAAACACAGATGCTGTTAAAGATACTCAAAGCGATATTAATAACTTTATAGGAAAGTTTCTTAATGAAAGTAATGAAATGTCAGATGCTAAGGGCTATCATAAGAGTTTATTCACGGCTATGAACGCTGACGCTATAGCACAGCACTTTTATGAGCAAGGTAAAGCAGATGCTTTAAAAGAAAGTATTGCTAAATCTAAAAATGTTAGTATGAATCCTCGCCAAGAATTTGGTAGCACTCAGAATAACAGCGGCATGAAAGTTAAAGTGTTAGGCGACAACTCTTCTGATTTTAAATTTAGAATTAAAAAAAATAGATAACATTTAAAACATTTTATTATGGCAATTACTGCAGGTGGTAGTTTGAATAGTGTGCCTTCGGCTAGAAAGCAAACATTATCTACAAACTACTTAGACCTATCATCAAGCACAAATGCTGGGTGGGGTCAACAATACGTACCTGACCTAATGGAAAAAGAAGCGGAAGTATTTGGTCCTCGTACCATTTCTGGTTTTCTTTCTCAAGTAGGTGCAGAAGAGGCTATGACAGCTGATCAAGTTGTATGGTCTGAACAATCAAGATTACACCTTTCTTACAAAGGTCACATCGAAGACAATAATGCTGCTGGTGGTGGTACTATCACTATCGAAGCTGATATTGATGGTATAACTACAGATATAGCTAATCACGGTGTTAGATTAAACGATACTATTATCGTTGCAAACTCTGAAGCTGTAGCTAAGTGTATCGTCTCTAATGTAAACAGTGCTGTTATTACAGTAAGACCTTACGGTTTTATTACTTTAGCTGCTGCTGGTTTTTCTACTGAAAACGGTGTTCAAGATACTACTATCTTAGTTTACGGTTCTGAGTATGGAAAAGCTCAAGGTTACTTTACTAATGATGCTGCTTCTAGAGTTTCTGAAACTCACGCGGCTAACGAGCCAAAGTTCAAGAGCTTCACTAACAAGCCTATCATTATGAAAGACTATTACGAAGTATCTGGATCAGATGCATCTCGTATTGGTTGGGTAGAAATTTCTACTGAAAACGGACAAGGCGGTTACTTATGGTATTTAAAAGCTGAGTCTGACACTAGAGCTCGTTTTTCTGACTATGTTGAAATGGCTATGTTAGAAGCTGAAAAGAACAGTGACGCTGATTCTGGTGTTGAACTTTTAGTTGACGATTATTTAAGAGCTGACGGCGATGTAGTTGGTACTGAAGGTTTGTTTGCTGCTATTGAAAATAGAGGTAACGTTTCTTCTGGTATTACTGGCATTAACGCTGCTACTGACTTAGCTGAGTTTGACGCTATTTTAGCTGAATTTGACAAGCAAGGTGCTATTGAAGAAAACATGTTCTTCTTGAACAGAACTACTTCTCTAGCTATCGATGACATGTTAGCTTCTATGAACTCTTATGGTGCTGGTGGTACATCTTACGGTGTATTCAACAACTCTGAAGACATGGCATTAAACTTAGGCTTCTCTGGTTTCCGTAGAGGATCTTACGACTTCTATAAGTCTGACTTCCGTTACTTAAACGACAAAGCTACTCGTGGTGGTATTAATACTGCTGCAGGTTCTAACGCTATTCGTGGTGTTGTAATTCCAGCTGGTTCTTCATCTGTGTATGATCAAACTGTTGGAGCTTCAATTAAGCGTCCGTTCTTACACGTACGTTTTAGAGCTTCTCAAACTGATGATCGTAGAATGAAAACTTGGACTACTGGTTCAGTTGGAGCTGCTACATCTGCTTTAGATTCAATGCAACTACACTTCTTAACTGAAAGATGTTTGATTACTCAAGGTGCAAACAACTTCATGTTATTGAAGTAAATTGATTATGGTCGAGGGCTACGGCCCTCGATCTTTTTTAACTTTTATTATATTATATCATGGCAAAGAAAAAAACTGCAGCAAAAGCTGCGCCTGAGGTTGAAGTAGCACAACCAGAAATTAAAGCTACAAATAAAATGGTTGAAGTAGTCATTGACAAGCCTCAACCTAAAAAACCAACTTGGGAAATAAAAGATAGAGTTTATTATTTAAAAGGAAACAAAAAACCAATATCAAGATCTATAAGGTCTGCAAATGTTTTTTGGTTTGACGAAGAAAAAGGTTACGAAAGAGAATTAAAGTATTGTGAAAATCAAAAAACACCTTTTGTTGATGAAATGGTAGGTGATCAAAGATTATCACATATAATTTTTCAAAACGGAGCGTTGTTTGTTGAAAGAACTAAAACTACACTTCAAAAGCTTCTTTCTTTATATCACCCTGATAAAGATAAATTATTTTATGAGCATAAGCCAGCGGAGATAGCTGAAAGCGAAATAGAAGTTTTAGAAATGGAAGCTGACGCTATAATTTTAGCTAGACAAATTGATATTGATATGGCTGAGGCTATCATGCGTGTAGAAAAAGGCTCTGAGGTATCTAAGATGAGTTCTAAAGAACTTAAAAGAGATTTATTAGTGTTTGCACGAAATAATCCTGCTTTGTTCTTAGAGTTAGCCGCTGACGACAACGTGCAACTTAGGAACTTTGGTATTAAAGCAGTGGAACTTGGAATTGTTAAGTTATCTAACGATCAAAGAAACTTTTTGTGGGGATCAACAGATAGAAAAATAATGACCGTACCATTCGATGAGCATCCATACACCGCTCTTGCACATTGGTTTAAAACTGATGAAGGTATGGAGATTTATGCTAACATAGAAAAGCGATTAAACGCGTAATCATTTATAGAAGAGTAACCGCTCTTCGGGGTGGTTACTTAACTATAAAATATATATAATGGCGGTAAATGTAAATACAGTATATCAAACAGTTTTAGCGCTAGCTAACAAAGAGCAAAGAGGCTATATAACTCCTCAAGAATTTAATCTGTTTGCAAAGCAAGCTCAGATGCAAATATATGAGCAATATTTTTATGACTTAAATCAATTTAAAAGAGTTCCAGGTAATTCTACTGAGTTCTCTAATATGACAGATTTAATAGAGCAAAAACTTAATAGAAGGTTTTTAAGATCTATTGAATCAGATAATTCACCTGTTGTAGGTATACCTGACAGTTTTAGTGAAGTTTTTCATAGACTTTCTGACGTTACTATTTCATACAAGCACGTGTACAACAGGCCGGCTAAAACTTACAAAGTAGATATAATGCCTAAAGAAAAAGTAGATTTAATAGTTTCTTCAGGGCCATTAACAAGACCTTCTTTTACTAGGCCTATAGGTTATTTATATAGAAATCAAGTTTATATACTTCCTTTTAAAAATATAGATACAACCTTTAATCCTGGAACGCATAGTAAAGTTTTTGTGAGCTACTACATACAGCCAAAACCTCCTAGATGGACTTATATTACAGCTGGAACTAAAGCTATATTTAATGCTTCTGCCGGTGATTTACAACACTTTGAGCTACACGCTTCTGAAGAGTACGATTTAATATTAAAAATACTACAAATGGCAGGTATATCTATAAAAGAATTTGCTTTAACTCAAGCGTCTGGCCAAGCAGAAGTAAATATAATATCACAACAAAAACAATAAAAAATGGCTTATTTAGACGGACAAACTCAAAGAGAATACTATGAAGGCCGAGAGTACGGCCAATATCAGTTTGTATCACTTCAAGATGTAATAAGCCAGTTTATGGTAGCTTATGTTGGTGATAATAAACTAATAACAAGCGTTGATAGAACAGACGTTGCTTTTTTTGCTCAAAGAGGTTTAGCTGAACTATCTTTTGATACGTTAAAATCTTTTAAAAGTCAAAGTATAATATTGCCACCTACTTTAGTTATGCCTCTGCCGCACGACTATGTAAATTATACAAGAGTTGTTTGGTGTGATGAGTCAGGTATTAAGCGACCGCTTTATAGAACTACAGACACTCAAAATCCTTTTCAAATTAAACAAACTTGGGGTGGTGGTTACGATTTTCAACCAAATAATTCTGCTATAACATTTAATGATTTTTCAGCTCTAAATGGTGTTACAGAGTTTTCTCAGTACTGGCAAAAAACACCTAATGATTCTGGTAGCTTAGTTATAAACGCCAACACAGGGTTAACTAATCTAGTTGGCGGAGGTGTTGCGCATCCTAATCCTTGGCTTAGTTTATCAGAGCAATTAGAAGAAAGTGAGGGAACTTATGGTAATGGAGAATTAAATCTTTGGACTGGTGCTATAACAGAAATAGCTAACGATCAGTTAGTATTTAGAATACATCAAACTTCATCATACGGAACTATTCATGGTAGCTGTTTAGCTGTTTGGCAAGAAATTGACGCATCAAATATTGATTTGCTAGTGTTAAGAGCTAAAGCTGTTACAGAAGCTGCTGGAACAATGAACGTTACTTTAGTTGAAGATAATCCAAACACTGTTTTAAACGAAGCTACAGAATATAATAAAACGTATAATTCTCCAGCTTCTACAGTTAGAATAGGTTTAACAACTAAAGTTCCAGATACTAATACTAAAATGTTTAGTTATTTACCTAGTTTAGTAAATCCAGAATTTGCACAATATGATCAACCAGCTACAACAAACACTGAAACAGATCTTTTTGATATAGGCTATTTAGAGTGGACTGGCGGCGTAGATAACAATGTTGAAAAAACATTAGAGTTGCCTACAAACGTTTTTGATGGCCCTGTTTATTTTGTTATGCTAGGATTTGCTCAATGGGAAGATGGTATTGGTGGTTCTGCACAAAGCGAGTTATACGTTCAGCCAAGAGTTAGCTCTGTAAGTTTAGAAAACTTTTATCCCGCTGATACATTAGAAGAAGCTACTGGTTATTATCAAAGCTCTATTATGTGGGAAAAATATAAAGATATAGAGTCTGCAGAAATACAAAACCAAGACTATAAAGATCCTGATTATCAAAGATCATTTTTAGACGAAAGATATGGCTTAGATCCTTCAAAAGCTCAAACTAACGGTTCTTTTTATATTGATGATAGAATTGGTAGAATACATTTTAGCTCTAATGTTTCTGGAAAAACTGTAATATTAGATTACATAAGCGATAGTCTTGGAACTGAAGATGAAATGCAAGTTCACAAGTTTGCTGAAGAAGCTTTATACAAGTATATAGCGTACAACATACTTTCTACAAGATCTAATATTCCAGAGGTTATTGTTAGAAGATTAAAAAAAGAAAAGTTTGCTATGACAAGGCAAGCAAAGCATAGACTATCAAATGTAAAATTAGAAGATATTACAAGAGTTCTTAGAGGTAAGTCTAAGCATATAAAACACTAGTAGATGACTGAAATAAGAAATAATTTTTTAAAAGGTCGAATGAACAAAGACCTTGACGAAAGGCTTGTACCTAAAGGCGAATATAGAGATGCTTTAAACATAGAAGTATCTACTTCAGAAGGTAGCGACATAGGTACTGTTCAAAATATATTAGGTAATCTTCGTGTAGATGATTCTGTTTTCACTACAGATAATAATACGCCTTTTAAGTGCGTTGGCTCAATAGCAGACGAACAAAAAAATAGATTATTTTGGTTTGTTACGTCTAGAAATACAGATGCTATAATAGAGTGGGACGAGCTTCTTCAAACTTCAACGTTAGTATTTGTAGATGTAAATAAAAGAAATAGTAGAGCAGCTTTAAAGTTTACTGAAAAGTTAATAACAGGTATAAACATTATTGATGACTTTTTGTTTTTTACAGACGGCATAAGCGAGCCTAAAAAAATAAATATACCAGACTGTAAGTTAGGTACAACTAGTTTAACAGAACAAACTAGATTTTTTGTTAATGGTGTTGATAGAGGCAATATAACAGAAGAACATATAACAGTAATAAAAAAAAGACCTAGCAAGCCGTTATATTTTAATATAAATCATAGTGATGATATAACAGAAAAAGGTATATTTGAAAAAACTTTTCCTAGATTTTCTTATAGATATAAATACTCTGATGGAGAGTATTCTGCTTTTGCACCTTTTACCTCACCGGTTTTTAGCGCTAAGCATGCTAAAGATTTTAATGATCAAAACTTTTTTAGCAAAAAAGAAGGTTATAACACTTCAATGCTTAACACTATAGAGTCTGTTGAATTAATGGACTTTGTTCCTTCAGACATTCCTAATGGCGTTGTTCAAGTTGACATACTTTTTAAAAGAGAAGACTCTAACGTTGTTTATACTGTAGCTAGTATAAAAGAGAACGATGAAGAGTTTAATTTACTAGGATCTACAATGGGTGTAAATGTTCCTGATAATTTTGTTCTTGACAGAGGAAGATATACTATAACTACTGAAAACATATATTCTGCTTTACCAGAAAATCAAATATTAAGATCTTGGGATAATGTTCCAACTTCTGCTTTAGCTCAAGAAATAATAGCTAATAGACTTGTTTATGCTAATTACAAACAGGGCTATGATGTTGGCAATACAACAGTAAAACTAAACTCTTCTTACGAAACTAGAAACTTATTTAACTATGAAGCTGATGGACTTCCAAGTATAAAAGCTCAAAGAGATTATCAAATAGGTGTTGTATATGGAGACAAACAAGGTAGAGAAACACCAGTGCTAACTTCAAACAATGCCTCTGTAAAAGTGCCATGGTTTAGTAATAATGTTTATCAAGGTGAAGGCCCTAATTACTTGAGCTCTTTGCTATTAACTTCAAGCGTTCAAACTTCTATGCCTTCTTGGGTAGATTACTACAAATTTTATATAAAAGAAACTTCTGGAGAGTATTATAATTTATTGCTAAATAAACTTTATATTCCCAGCACTAGCTCTGAGTTTGAAAACGAAAACGATCACGTGTGGCTTGCTTTTAATTCGTCTGATATAAATAAAATAAAAGAAAACGATTATATTATATTAAAAAAAGTTTCATCTTCTACTGAGAAGCCTGTTGAAACAAAAAATAGATATAAAATAATCGACATAAAAGAAGAAGCGCCAGATTCTATAGCTTACGTGTATCTTAATTTAGCAACGCTTACTAACGCTGATGATGTTAATGGTGCTGTTTTAGCAGATGGAGTAGATGATAGCGGATTATTTACTGATTTTAATAGAAGAATAGATAATACTACAGACACTTTGTTTATTAACACGCCTGCGCTTGAAACTGCTGGTTTTCCTAGATTAGATTTTATTGGAGGTTTTAAAGACGAGTATTTATATGTATCTTGGAAAAAAACTTCAGCTGATGGAACTGAAACGTTTTCCAAAAGATATAGAATAGTTCAACTAGAAAGCGGTGGTGGCGGACCTTTTCCAGCTAAGTTAGATAGAAAAATATCTAGACAAGATGCTCAGTTAGCTGTATTCGGAGATACTATCATTGATTATGCTACTGAAACTTCAGATAGTAATAAACTGCACGCAAACCTTACCGTTATTTTTGAGAAAAAAGTTATTAAAGAAGGTGAGGATTTTTCAGGATTATTTTTTGCTCAAATACTTTCTGATGAAGTTATAGAAAACAATTTAACAGCATTGAAAGCAAATCCTTCTTTAAATAAATTTATACAGGCTACTAATAGTACTTTTTGGTGGGCAGACAATCAAGCTGAAGGCACTGAAGGAGAAAGTGTCGGTGTTAGAACAGGCTATGACTCTCCAACGCCACAAGATCAACCAGCTTCTTTAACAGATGATCTTCAAGAAGCTAATGAAACTACTAATACAGAGCAATTTTGGTCTCAGCTAACTGTTAATGTAGATGCAAAAGCTATGTTTATTGATAACATGTACATGACAGCTGCAAACTTATCTGAGTCTAATTATGCAAAAAATGCTGGTCAAGGCGTTTTAGCAAATGAAGTTGTTTATTCCGAAGTACAATGGAACGTTACTGAAGACAGCGCCTGGGAGATAGATGCAAACACTAGCTGGTCTGATACAAGTTTTGGTGGTGATTGGGTAGCAAATATTAGAAACGCTATGCCAGGAATAATAACCGCTACACAACAATCTGTAGATGGTCCTGCGGCTTGGAAAAAAGAAATATATAGCCAAGAGCTAGACGATGTTTATGGTAGTGAGCCTGGTGGAATATATATGCACTTATCTTTTTTTGCTCCAGGAAAAGATTTACATGATGGATCTTTCGAAGGCGGTAATAGCTTAGAAAATGTAGATGTTAGCGGTGAAAATAGTATTGCTAGTTTATTAAAAGGAATATGGGGAGGCGGTGCTTTTACGTTTAGTGATGGCTCAACTATAGAAGGCGAAAGGTTTATAGAGTTCGAAAGTAACTACCTAGGCGATGATGCTTTAGGTGAAGCTCCTGCGCCTGGCGTTGGTAAAGGCTATGATTTAGAATATCAAGAACAACACGAAAGACAGTGGGACCCTACGTATTCACCTAACAGCACTGAGCTAGATGATCCTTCAGAAGTAGACTTAGATCTTAATGATTTTGTTTCTAATTTAAAAATAGGTAGTAAATTTAAGTTTGAAGGAGACAGTGATGAAAACATATATACAATATTAGATGTTAGAATAAAACATATATATAATCATACTCCTTGGAGATCTAAGTGGGATTACACTGGTGATAGTATTTTAAGAGGAAATAATAGTGTTGAAGAGGCTGCGGCTAGCTGGGCACAAGCTAAGTTAAATAACAATGAAAATGTTGCTACTTTAGCTGAAGCTTTATGTAGTAAAATAAGAGACTTTGGTAAGGCTAACAATAGAAGAACTTGCTATATATTAAAGCTTGATAAAGATCCATCAGATGCTAGTTTGACAAACTTACTAGCAAGCACTGAGACAGATATAGATGTTAGTCTAAGTAAAAAAATACAATTTATAAATTCAAAAGCTCAAGCACAGTCTGGACTAGTTAGAAATGTATCAGGTGTATTTGAAACAGAGCCAAAAGACTCTTTAGATTTAAACATATTTCATGAAGCTGGCCAAGCAATACCTAAACTATTACAAACAATAAATAAAGCTAATTTGTTTGCGCCTATAGGTTGTAGAGTTGAATTTGTTCAAGTTCCAGCAGCAAAAAGAGGTGATGTAATTATAACTAAAGATTTATTTATTACTGAGTGGGGAGAAACTGAAGACTCTAGACTATTTTTTACTGTCGATTCATTAGATGGTACAGGCGATGGATTTAACAATACAGATAATGAAATTGTAATAGACTATTTAGATTCTAGAGTGCGGTTTTATAGACCTGACGGCAGCTTTACTACTGTTAGGCTTTTAGCCAATGATGACGATTTTTTAGTTGAAGGGTCTTCTTTTAGAAACACGTTTGTAGTAGACAAAAATATAGACGCTAGTTTAGAAATGGGTATTAATTGGCATAACATATTTACATTTAAAAACGGTGTTGAGTCAAACAGAATACAAGATAATTTCAACGAGCCGTTTATTGGTAATGGACCTAGAGTTTCAACTATTGTAGAGGAGCCTTATGCTTTTGAAGAACATAGAAAGCACGGACTAATATATTCTGGTATATATAACGCTACAACTGGTATAAACAATTTAAATCAATTTGTTGCTGCTGAAAAAATTACAAAAGATTTAAATCCAACATACGGTAGCATACAAAAACTATTTACTAGACAAACTGATTTAGTAGCTTTTTGTGAAGATAGAATATTAAAGATATTAGCAAATAAAGACGCGTTGTTTAATGCTGATGGTAATCCTCAGCTCGTTGCTACAACAAGTGTATTAGGTCAAGCCGTTCCTTTTGTGGGTGAATATGGTATATCTAAAAACCCTGAGTCTTTTTCTTCAGAGTCTTATAGAGCATATTTCACAGATAAACAAAGAGGTGCGGTGCTTAGATTATCTATGGACGGTCTTACGCCTATATCTGACGCTGGTATGCACGATTTTTTTAGAGATGCTTTACCTGAAGCTGGTGTTTTATTAGGTCATTACGACGAGTACAAACAACAATACAATCTTACTTTAAAAAATTATATATTTGAAAACGTAATACAAAACTCATACGTTACAGAAGGTGAAGAACTTACAACCAGTACTTCTATTTTTCAAATATTACAAGGTGCTAGCTTAGAGTCTGGTATTAACTTTATGCCTGTAGATATAAATCAAACGTTTTTATCTGGTGGAGACAATGCTCCTATACCAAACCCTAGTCTTACTTTAAATGTTACTGCTATTGAGTGGCCAGGTATTCCGACTAGTACAAGTACAATATATTTAGCTAATACTACGCCCGCAGTATATACTTATGAAATAATTGATTTAGCTTATGAAGATTATCTAGGTAATATACAAGATGGTAGTATACAAACAAACGTAGGTGAAATGGTAACGGAAACCATCACGCCAGAAGAACCCTCTGCTTTTCCTAGCTATGTGAATTACTCTGGAGCCGATGATATAGCTACTTACGGTTTAAATGAAGATGATCTTGAAGAAAGCGATATAAATGGATCTATTAGCTTTGATCCCGATTTTTTTGGTACAAACAATGTTACAGGTATTATATATAATTTGTTTAAGGCTAAAGATGGTAGTATTACATTTTATACAAAAACAGACAGCTTTACTGATAATAACTCTTCAGTAGCTACTCAATTTCCTAACGCAACTGATAACGGCGCTTTTTTTGGAGAAGAATTTCAAGTTATAGTAAAATATAGAGGTGAAAGAGACCCAAATTGGATTTATTCAAGTGATGGTAATCCTAGAATTAAAGTTACGTTAATTGATCAAGATGGAAATAATATTAGATCTTTTTTTGGCGGACAAGGAGCAGTTGCTAACTTAGAAATGGATTATTTTGTTACTGATCCTAGCCCTTTTTCAAGTCCAGCATTGTTAATACCTATTAGTTACACACATGGCGCGGTGAGTGATTACACTGGAGTAGATAATAGCGTAGAAATAAGTGATTCTACAGGCTATGATGGATTTTATGGTCCTCAGTTTGATGAAGCTTTAGGTGGCGACTATGACGACGTTAGCCTTCATGAAGCTGTAAGTTTAGGTAGGGTAAATAGTGTTCTCGGTTCATCAGATTGGCCTGCTTTTGGAGGAACTGATGAATTTGCTAACACGGTAACTAACGCTATGTGTGGTACTTCTGGAATTACAGGCAATTCTAAAAGATATACTAAATCTAAGTCTGTTGGATTGACGTTTAGAGTTGCGCCTTCTCCAGCAACAATTGGTCAAGTAGTAACTAAAATAGGTTTTAAAATAGAAGTCACAGGATGTCCATCAACTAGTAGATCTCGTGTGTGGTTTGAAAACGTTTCTATCTCTAGACTTAGACAATTAAACGTACCAGGATCTACTGGTGTTCAATTGGTAACTCAGACAGTGCCAGCTCCTCCCGATTACACTGGATATGTTGAAGGTATAACAGATATTGTTAATCCTACGGCAGTTGGGTCAATCACGCAAACGTCTGGGTTGGCTTATGATGACTTTTTAGCTGCTTTTAATTTTACTACAGCTACTGATAGTGAAGGAACTCCATATCCAGGTAATGCAACTCAACAGGTTGTTCTAATAGATACACAAGAAGAAGAAGAAGAATATGTAAACTTTTTAGAAAACGATCCTAATTATGATTCAAGTTATGGAGATGAAGGTGGTATACCGCCTTGGACAGAGTGGTATTATAGCACGCCTTTTATTACATCTGGTCAAAATAATTTTACAGCTTTTCACGACTCTACTGTCGGCGCCACTGATAATGATCAATCGCTAGCAGAAACGATAAGTCTACAAAGCACGTATGCTCAAAACTACTACGAGTCTAATCCTGGCTCTTGGGTAAATATACCAGCTGATGCTGGTGGTGGTCAGTATTACAGCGGATCTAATCCTTCTTCTTTTGGTGTTACTAGTAATGCTACTGCTAGTAGCTTAAGTTTTTTGACCGAAGGAGAGTACAGCACAGAAGAAGTTGTAACGCATCCTATGAACAATGTAAATATACCAGCCATGAACACGTTAACCGGTATTGTGCAGCAACATACCTTAACAAACTGGCCTCAATTAATTACAGCTTCTGCAATTCAAGGTAATTCAAGTGGTTATATAAATATCGATCTTAGTAATAATCCGTTAATACATGGTAGGTATTATATGGTTGATTTAACAGTTAGTTTTTTAGATAATCCGCAAGCAAACTTTTTACATCATATAAATGAATCAGGTATAATTAGTGGAGAGTGGAGATACAATGAACACAAGGTAATAGCCAACAGTGTTGTTCCTTCTGGCATTGCAAGCGTTAACAACGGTTTTACTCATCTTGATGTTACTAGTGAAAACACTTATCCTGCTGGGTTTTTTGGACAAATATCCGATAATCCTAACAGTATATTATTTATGAGAGCTGAAAGAACTGAATATAGTAGTAACGCTGATGTTTTAAGGGTAGTATTTATGGCGGATGAAAATGCTGAGGCAAGTTTAGATGAGTTTGTTATACAATTATTTTCAAGTGGAACTAACGGCGAATCTTTTGATATTAGCGAAATAAACATCGTAGATGTAACTTATACTGGCAACGGTGGTAGTTTTAACGAGCATTGGTCTTCTAGTAATCCTGTAGAAAATCAATTAACAACTAGTCTTGAACAGCCTTTACATTATTATAACGCTGGAGGTTGGACTTGGAATACTTACGATGTAGAAAGTTCTTTGAATACTTCGGACACTTATGATCCTCAAGAATTTGCTATATCTCAAACTTTTCAAAGCAACGAACTGTCTGGGCCTTCTCAAGATGGTTATACTTTAGAATTTAATATTGATTCTGTTTTATTAGCTGATGGCGTGACTAATGGTACTCAGGGATCTCTTACTATAACTATTCAAAGCCAACCTATAGATGGAACTACTTATACCATGCGATTAACTGGAGTAGACACTGCAGGTGATTATAAAGTTAATTTTAATTATCCAACAGGAGATAATGAATTTTTTAACGAAATAATTTTAAGTGCTTCTGAAAACTTTGAAGTTGAACTTATTGAAAGCTCTGTACAACCTCAAAACATATTAATTCAGCCTAGTGGAAACGAAGGTTTTTACGGTAAATTAGATTATATACGAATATTTAATGAAACTACTGTAGTAACGGCTGGAAATAGTGAAGGTTGGCTATTTACACAGATTAGTGACGAAGGCAACACTGTTAATGTCACTACAGAAGGATTTGTTGGTTACCAAGACGAATCAATACAATTAATTGATGCTCCAAACGGCGTGCAAGTAAGCCAAAACGTAGATATAGAAGTAACTGAAGGCGAAGTATATAATGTTGTTTTTGAAGTCAATCATACTTCTGGAAACTTAGAAGTTTATTATATATACCAGCAACTAACAGATACTACTGCTTTAGGCTTTAGAACATTTTTGTTTCCTCCTGACGAAGTGCCTGAAACTTCTTTTGACTCAGTTATTTTTGATCAAAATCTAACTATAGAGACTATTGATTTTATTCCAGAAGGCTTTGGAGATAACCCTGATATTGTTGGTAGTTTAGTTTTAAGAAGCACAGGAGCAGACGCTGACGTAGCTGATATTGAAATAGCCTTAGACAATATAACTATGATTCAAGTTTTTGATCCTGGTGATTTTGTAGAAAAAACAATATCTTATAGTGAAGATGTTAAAGGCTGGGTAAGCTTTAAGTCTTTTATTCCTGAAAGCGCTTTAAGTGTTTCTAAAAAATATTTTACAGTTAAAAATGGTGAATTATTTCAACACTACCATCAAAATAGTCATTATGGAACTTTTTACAATGAGCATTTTGAGTGTCATGTAGAACCTATATTTAATCAAGCGCCAGATACAGTTAAAACATTTAATACGCTATTTTATGAAGGTAGTCAAAGTCAAATTTTATTAAAAAATGAAATTACATCTCAAGAATATAATCAATACCCGCATAGTGGATGGTTTTGTTACAGTATAACAACTGACTTAGAAGTTGGACAAGTTCAAGAGTTTATTAAAAAAGAAAACAAATGGTTTAATAATATAGTAGCTAAGTCTTTGCCTGCTAGCAACGATGAGGTTCGTTTAGATTTTGGAAAACTTTCAACACAAGGAATAGGTACTATAGCAAGTTTACCAGAATTATACGGTGAAGAAGAAGAGGAAAACTTAGATTTATAATAATATGGCAAGTTTAAAAATAAATAAATTGTTGATGAACTTCAACGATATAGCTGAAGCTGGAGAAACTAGATCTTACACTATAAGTGGAGACGTTGGAGCTGGATTTGTATTTATGGTTGTAACTGATACGGGCCAGTATTATGATTTTGTAACTAAAACATTTTCACAAGGACATACACCTCAAAAAATACTAAGAAAAACTTTATCTTCTAATTCATTTACAGGTAGCGTAGTGTTTCCTCAAGTTGCTGGTGAAGCTTATGACGTTATCGTTATCGCAGATCCTTCTAAAAACACAATTATTGATAAACAAGTTATAGTTAAAAGAATAAATCAACTAGGTAATGTAACTTTAACATTTTCTCCTGTTTCACCTGCCAATAATAGTTCTTATGCTACTTTACCTAGCAATGTTCAGCTTCAATCTAATGTTGTTGGCTCAGGCTCTTCTTCTGCTGTTATAGACTGGACAATTGCTAACGCTAGTGGTTCTCACGGTTTGATAATAGACGATGTATTACAGTTTGAACTTACAGATTTAAACGATAAATGTTGGTATTATGAAACAACTAAAACTGTAAATGGAGCTACATCTAGTTCTAATTATGTAATATTAGATGATGTAGATGGTATTGCGCCCGGCATGACTATAGTAGGCGTTAGCTCTGGCAGTCTTGCGGGAACGCCTGTAGTTAAAAATCCTATAGACACTGGAAATAAACAACTAGCACTTGGTGGCTCTGCTCAGAGTTTTGCAGATGGAATAACTTTAACATTTAGAGCTACTGGACTTGGCTTTATAAATACTTTGTTTTCTTGCAATATAGTTTCAAATTTAACATCTAGAATTACAGAGGTTACAACTACAACAAGACCTACTGGGGCTAGCACGACTGTAAACTTAAACGGAACTACAGGTATACCAGGCGGAAATATAGCAACATATATTGGAACTAATGTTAATAACTCATCTGCTAACGCTGTAACGTCTGTTTCGGCAAGTGCCTCAGCAGGCAGTATGGTTGTGCAGCTTGCTCAAACATTTAAAGGTTTTGAGACGCTTACGTTTAACATAGCATCACCTAAAAGATTATGTTTAAGCGCATTATTAGAAGGTAATATAAGCGTTTCTCAAATGCCTAGTACTGACTTAACTATAAAAATGAACTTAGATACCTTGTTTACAATAGGATCTGCTAGCTAATAAATTATGGCAATATATAGTATAACATTTTCAAATCCAATAACTAGAGAGTTACTTTCTGAAGGCGACTCTTTATTTTTTGCTATAAATTCTGATGCGAATATTACTAATACTGGTAATATATTCTACATAGAAGATACTTTTAGAAACTTTGGAACAATCTTACAGTCTCCACCACCTTTCCCTCAGCCATCTGCTAATCAATTGTTTTTTGATTATAGTGGAGGAGATATAAACGATATTAGTCTTGGCGACTATGTGCTAGCCGCTAAAGCAGGCTTAAATGTTTCTGGTATAAAAGGATATTACGCTAAAGTTTTATTTAAAAACAACTCAAAGCACAAAGCAGAACTATTTGCTATAGGCTCTCAAATACAACCTAGCAGTAAATAAAACACTTAAAATGTAACTATAAAAAGATAAAATGTAATAATATGGCAATTGTAGGTTTAAGATCACCATTTAGAAAAAGGCAGGAAAAAGATAGTCCTATGAAGGCTGCTTGGATTCCTGTTGCTGTTGCTGGCTTAAATTTTTTAAGCCAAAAAAGCGCTCAAAAAGACGCTAATAGACAGAGAAAGCAAGATCAAATTAGATTTGAAGAAATGCAAGAGGCTTTTAATGAGCTAGAATTTACTAACCCTTACGAAGGATTATCAAACCCTTTTGCTGATTTAAAACCTCAGTTCGCAAATTTACAAAATGAATTTAGCGGTTTACAAAATCAATATACAGGTTTAACAAGCCAGTTTACTGGTTTACAAAACCAATACGAAGGTTTAGAAAATCAGTTTGCAGGAATTCAAAACAGATTTGAAGACGCAGAAAATGTATTTGAAGATTTACGTGTAGATACTAGAGCAGCTGATTTTGCTAGAGAGCAAGTGCAACAACAACAGGCTAATATATTAAGCCAACTAGGTGGAGCTGCTGGCGCTAGTGGTATTGCAGGTTTAGCTCAAGCTGTGGCTGGCGCTGGTGTTAACCAAGCAAGACAAGCTTCATTAGATATAGCTCAACAAGAACGTCAAAATCAAATGATGGCACGTCAAGAAGCAGCCAGACTACAACAAGCTAGATTAGGCGAAGCAACTCGAATTGACCAATTACAAAGACAAGAACAAGCTAGATTAGAACAGCTTACAGCTGGGGAAACTAGTAGACTAGCTCAACTTCAAGCTCAAGATTTAAGTAGGCTACAACAATTACAAGCTGGTGAAGCCGCAAGATTACAAACCTTAGAGGCTACAGAAGCATCTAAACTAGCTCAACTAACGGCTGCAGAACAAGCTAAGTTAGATCAATTAATTGCTACTGGTAACTTCCAAGTAGACATGTTAGATCGTAAAGGCCAACAATACGTTGAGCAAATGAATTTTAATCGTATAGCTTCTATGTATGGATTAAGCGCTAGCAACTTAGCCGCTTCTACTACCGCAGCTGGCACTGCAGCTACAAATACCGCTACTGCGTTTGGTAATTTAGCAACAGCTACTGGCGAATACATTGCTGGATTATAATAATAAAGATATGGCAAAGAAAACAAAAAATCCAACAAATTTAATGAGTTATGACTTTTTGCCTAATGTAGGTGGAGGTGGTAACACTATGAATAACTTGTTTAATCAGCTTATGAATCTAGGCGTAGCGCAACGCCAAGAGCCTATAGCTAAACAGGAAGCAGCGCAAGCTTTTTTTAAACCTATAAGCGCATACCTCGATGAAGCTAATGAAAAGATAGTCGATGGTATGGTTGAGTATAGAGAGGAAAATCCAGAGCTAGAAGAAGGTATGCTTTTTCAAGGAACTGATGCCGCTATAGGAGAAGCGCTAGAGGCTAATAGCGTTGAGTTTAAGAAGCTAAATAGAAAACTAGCATATATGAGCCCTTCAAGTCCTAATTATGCGAAGACGGTTGCTAAAATGAATAAAATAAATAAAGATAATATATCATTAAGAGATCAAAACAAAAAACTTTTAGATATACACAATTTATTGTTAACAGACAGGGTTCAAGATATATCAGGGGCTAACGAAGCTGGTATGGCAAAAATGTTTGTTGACATACAGCAAAATAAAACAGATAACTTTTCTGTAAAAGACGGTCAAATAATTTGGACTAATCCAGATAAAAATGGATTACAGCGAGAAATAAAAATATCAGGTGTTAAAGCTGATGGCCCTATATTAAAAACAGACGTTAGCAATGTTTACAATTTAAAAACAAAATTTCAAGAAACACCTGCTGCTCTCTTAGATCCTAGCGATGCAGCTTCTAAAGTTGGTACTCAAATAAAAGGTCTTGGTAAAGATGGTTTTAGTTCAATGGTTTGGGATAATCTTAATGGCAACAATGCTAAGTACTCTAAAGATAATAAGTTTTACAATACTCAAAGATTAATTAATGACTTTGAAAAAACACTCGGAGTAACTCTTAGCGCAGATGAAGAAAATAGATTAAAAAAAGAAGGGCCTAACTACAAATTTCAAGAAGGTGGAATGACGTTTGGAGACTACGCGGACAAGTGGGTTGCTGACGAAATGTTGAAAGAGAAAAAAGTAGGTAAAGGTTTGCCGACAAAACCTACTAACAATTTTAACAATCCTGATGGCACAGGTTTACCGTTTTCTAACAATCAAGTATTCTCTGGAGGCGTTACTGGTGCTAATCTAAATTTAATATATTCAAAGCTTGCAGGTAACGCTGGCCCTATAAACGTTCCGGGCAAAGGTAATTATCTGCCAGACACCGCTACTAATATATGGACTAATCAAAAAAATGGAGAAACAATGTCTGGTGATCAAATGATAGATGTTGTACAACAAGCTGTTCCTAGTTTTAATTTAAGAAACGATATTAGATTCCAACAGTTTAAAGGAACTGATGGTGCTATGCAAGTCATGAGTTTAGAAGGTGGTGATATTAAAAACAAATATGGGTTTGGATTTTCCTCACAATCAATATCGCCTAATGCTATTTTATCAACACTTCAAGGTATGCCTAGTGTAGGTAATATAAATACTGAAGAAGACGTTCAAAGAGTATTAGATTTAATTAAATCAAATCCTAAAGCTAAAGAAAGGCTTATAGAGCAGATTAATTCTGATAATAACACAAAGATAAAAAGCAAGCACTTAGAAGATATGCTTGAAGCTTTAATCAATAGAATTCAATAAGTATGTACGAACTAAACGGTGAAGAAATAACTCTAGAAACATTACAGAGTTATGCTAATGAATTTGGCATGGATGTAGACTCGTATATTGAGTTTATGAAAAAACAAGGTCTTGTGGAAAAGACAGAAGGTGTTGCTGCGACCGATGCGGCTGTAACACCAACAACCGATACGGAGTCAGCGTCGGAAAATATTTTTTCGGAATTACCAGAAGTAACTAAAGAAGACGTAGGCTTAGGCGAAAGATACTTTGTAGACAGATTTAATAAAACTTACGAAGGAATAGGTTATAAAGCAACTCAAGCTACGTTAAATGAGGTCGAAGCAGCTGGCTTTCAAACATCATTTATAGGTAGACTATTAAGCAGCGATGATAAAGAATACAAAGGCGATTTTCAAGACTTTGTTACAATAACATCACCTCCTGATGCAGATGGTAATACTACTAAAAAAACAGTTAAAGTAGATAAAGATTTTGGCCTGCCAAGGTTTTTTATGGGTGATGAGACTGAAGAGGTTGGTGACATGCAAAAAATTGAAGGCTTAGGATTTAATTTTGGCGGTAAAACAGCACGTGAAATAAACGAGTTTATTCAGTCTAATTTAAAAAACTCAAATGTTAATCCTGAAACATACAGTTACGCTTGGAATATGGCTAACACAAAGCCTGTTGTTATAGACGGAAAAGAGAGAAAGCTAGACGACTTAAATCCAGAAGAGCTAACACAACATGTTGAAAATATATTTGCTGATATAATAGGGTCTGGTAATATTCCTGGTGCTAAAAAAATACAAGAAGATATAGAGCCTGAGATACAAAAGTTTAGCAATGAGCTTTTAGAAGTTTATAAAGAAAAAGTTGCTAGCGGAGAGTTAGACTATCAAGAAGCTACAAACGAATTTAACGAGGCTGTCAGCAAAAGATATGGCGAGCTTTTTGAAGAAAGCGATGAGTGGAAAAAGCTAACATCAACATTAGAGAAGGCTGTAGGAAGTAGATTTAATAAAGACTTTACAGATAAAATTAGAATAGAAGCTGAAAACGAGCATTTACCAGACTGGGTTGCTAATAACTTTAGCGAAGACTTTGTTAGACAGGCTTATATAACTTCAAGAATAAAAATACCTAAAACAATAGATGAAACTCAAATATTGTTTAGAGCTAGAGAGCTAAACGATGTTAGAGAAGAGATAAAAGAACTATCATTAAATCCAGAAGCTAAATACGATAGCGATGGTGAGCCTACAAACTTTGTTACTAATCAAGATAGAATAAATTATTTAGAGTCAAGAGAAGCTAGGCTAAATCAACTCATCGGTAACGACTTACTTCAACAAAACGAATATCAACAAAAACTAAAAGATTTAAAAGTACCTTCAGCTTTTGGTAAAACAATAGACGATCCAGACTTAACTCTTGATGAGTGGCAAGGTATGTTAGGCGATCAAACTGTACAAATGATTGGCGCGATGTTTACTGGAGGTGGATCTACGTTTGTTCAAGAAGGTGGTGGGGCTGCTTTTGAAATATTAGAAGTTGAAGCTGCTAAAAAAATGAAAGGCATGAGCATTGAGGATTTTTTTGGTAAAGATCCCGATGATATTGAGGGCGTTAAAAAGAAGTTTAACTTAGACGACTCTGGAAACAAAAAGCCTACAAGCGAAGACATTGAAATGAAGCTCAAAGCGTTTAGAGAGCTACCATTTGAAGATATTATAGAAAACGGTAAAGTTAAAGTTAGAGGAAGAAAAAGTAGAATACAAGACGTTATAGACAGCGGCGAAGTTGACATGACAGAAGCTCTGTTTGTTGGTGGTATAACAGCAGGCTTAGATCTTGTAAGTACATTTTCAACATTTAAAGGCGCTACTAAGCTTATACCTAAAAGTTTACTTAGAGATATAGGAGGCGGAAGACTTAGTCAAGCTTATAAAACTTTTACAAAGCCTACCAAAGACGTTTTAGGCAAAAAAGCTGCTTCACCTGCTAAAACATTAGCTGTTGTAACAGGTGTAGAAACTGGTACAGAAATGGCTCAGGAAGTAACTAGTATGAGCGGTGTTAAAGCTGCTACTGGATATTTTCCTTCAAAAGACAAAGCTTTAAAAAGAATTTATGAAGCTGGCGCTCAAGCGCTTTTGACTACTGGTCCTATAACTGTAGGCGGTCAAATTGCTACTACTACTTTTAATGAAACAGTATTAACAAGGATAAAAGGTCTTCCTCAAGCTAGTATGCGTCAAGCTATAAACGCTAGAAAAGATCAGTTGAGACAGCAAAATGCTGCAGGTTTTATTACTGAAGATCAAATGTTAGATCAATTTACTGAGCTTGAAGCTATTGAAAACTCTATAGCAAAGCTTAAGCAAACAAACTTTCTTGATTTAAACGAAAGAACTAAGGTTGTTGAGCTGTTTAGAAAACTACAAGAAGAGCAAAAAAATATTGAAAAACTAAACAAAGACGCTAAAGAAAGCAAAACTAGAATTGATGCTTTTGATTTATCTGGAAAACCTGGCGAAGGAGCAAACTTTAAGACAGCTGAAGAGTTGGCTCTTGAAGACGCTAGTGCTAATGCTAAAAAAATAAAAAACCAAATTCAAGAGATTTACATGCAAAACTCTCTTATTAGAAATGGTTTAAGAACAGCTGAGGTTATAAATAGTATTAAAGAAGGGCCTCTTAAAGACGTTAAGATGCGCGTTTTTGATGACGCTAAAGAAGCTAGGTATAATCTTGAAATACTAGGTTTTGGTCAAGAGCAAAGTGGTAGATGGAGATTTAAAGGTAAGTTTCTTAAAATATCAGAAAGCGATTTAATAAACAGAATATTAAACGGAGAAGCTAATGCTGGATTTTTTAACATGCAAGGCCAGGCTAAAACCGGAATATTTGTTAAACAACACTTAAAAAATAAAATTAAAGAAGGTGTTGAAAACTCTTTTAATGCTATTCAACATGAAACTCTCCATGGATTATCTTCAGATTTAACTTTTGATCAGCTACAAAATATTACAAACGGTATTACTAAAGAATTAAAAAATGGCGATGCTAAAATGCAAGCTGCTTTGAAAATAGTTGAAGATCAATTAAAACAATTAAAATTAAGCAAAGATAATAGAGTATATCACGACGAATTTTTAGGTTATTTGTCTGATGCCTTCCACATATTAGATATAGGCCAGGATTATTTAAGCAAAGATAATTCTTCTACTTTGTTTAATATATCTAAATACTTTCAAGCTGAACATCAAAGCTTACTTAACACTTCCGCGGATATAGTTCAAATGAATCCTGCAGATATTATAAGATTTATTAGAGATTTTAATTTAGGTAAAACAAACGCTAATATATCTATGCCAAAGCCAAAAGGTGTAGATGCTCAAGAAGAAGTTAGGCCTGCTCAAAAACAAGGCTCATTATTAAGTGAACAATTGTATCAACAGTTAACTCGAGACTTTGAAAACGCTGTAGAAGAATATTCTAGCTTAGTAAGTGAAGAAGAAGCTAAAACATTAGCTGCTAATATTGCCGCTACAAATTTGCAGGGTGAAGCATTTAATAGAATACCTAAAAACTTACTAGAAGGTTTTACTCCAGAAGATCTTCAAGATGTTGTTGTTGATTTTATTTCAGATCCAAAAGTATTAGCTAAGAAAGGCGAAGAGTATAATAAGATAAAAAACAGAGGTGTTGTAGGCTTATTGAAAGGATATAACTTAGGCTTTGAAGGTGGTGTTATGGGTTATCTTAACTCTAAACAAGGACGCTTTAGCATTTTTGATCTACGTTTAATAGAGTTTGTTAGAGCACATCCAAAATACGGTAATATAACTGTTAGTACTACTCAAGAAGGCGTTACTGCGGCTATAGATCAAACAATAGATCCTTTAAACCCTGAAGATATATTAATACAGCAAGAGGAGCAAACACAACAAGAAGAGCGACAGTCAAGAGATGGCACAATAATGCTTCATGAGCAAGCGGAAAAAGCTGGTATACCTTTAACACCTGCTTTTGAAGAAGCTTTAAAACTATTCACCGATCTGTATCAAGAAGGAAAATTAACTGAAACAGGTTTAAAAGACTTAAAAAAGAAGTTTCCAAAACAATACGATCAGATTTATTCTTTAGTTCAAGAAGCGTTTGGTGTTGAACCAAAGCCGGGCAACTTAACGCAGACTGATATTCAAAACAGCCAGCGAAAAATGCAAATTGCTACACCTACGTTTTTTAGAAAACATGTGTTTATGAAGCAGTACACTGCAGGTGTTGCTAAGGTTGACAAGAAAGGTGATGTAGTATTCGATAAAGACAACAACGTTGTTATAGACAAAGACACTCAATACCTAGCTACAGGCGTTCCATCTGGACTACAAACTCAAAGAGTAACGCAAGCAAATAATATTAAAGCTGCAGAAGACTTGTTCTATGAAACTATAATGCGTATGGCTGACAAAGGCCCTCAAAAAGGTAAATTAATACCTAAAAGGCCTAAAAACTTAGTTATTAAAAAGCTTAAAAACTTTAATGATAAGTTTTTTAATGAAAACATGGGTATTATTAGAGGTGAAGTTAATGTGAAGCAAAAACAATCTAACATGAGCCAAAAGCACAAAGGCATGCATCACATGATAACATTAATTATTATGTCTCAAGCTGCTAGGCAAAACATGGAGAAAGGTAGAGACTTTGACATGCTTGCTGATGGTTTACCTTCGTCTTTAGCTAGTGACTTCATATACAAGCTAGATCCTGAACTATTTAAAGAGTTTATGGGTACGTATCAAGCAATAAACGACGTAATGGGTGTTTATGCTAATAACTATGACAAAAGTAGCTTAAAAGACGTTCTAAGAAACAAATTAAGCGCTGCGTTTAGTAATCCTATGATAACTAAACTAACAAACGTTCTTGATCCTATATACGCTCAGTACTCAGTTGATTTAGCTAAAGTTGAAAAAGGATTAATAACTGTTGAAGAACTACCTACATTAAATCAAACTTTAGAAGCGGAGTTAGTTCAAGATATTGTTTTATCTAATACTTTAGATATTCGTAATGACGACGGAACCAAAGCTCAGTCTATGGACGAGGTATGGTCTAACATAGGTCACGTTACTAAGATGAGACAGTCAACAAGTTTGTTTGCTGAACAACTAATAAGTGATTTTGGGCAGCAGAAAGGTTTAGAGTTAATTATTAAATACTTGTTACCTAGCGTTGTAGGATCTGGTAAAATTGGTGACGGTAGATTTGACATTATAGACGGCGCTCTTGTTGAAGTTGGCGTTGAAAAAGCTGGTAGAAATAGAAAGAAGCTATTTAAAAACTTAGAAGACTTTTTTAACAGTAATCACGGTATAAACAAATTGTTAGATGACTACTTAAACGTAGAATTAAAGCAAACAGCTAGGTTAGACAAAGATGGCAACCCTGTTCAACAAATTAGCGAGGTGTTTGTTGGTGATACTAAAATAAAGGTAAACACTACGCTTTTAGCTCAGTCTAGCTCTGGTATGCTAAACAAAATAAATAAAGAAAATGAGGCTAGCGTTAAAAATGAAAGTAAAAAGCAAGCTGAAGAAGCTATGCAGTACGCTGATGATATAATTAGATTTTTTAATGAAGCTAATTATTTAAACGATACTCACATGGCTATGATGCTTAACGGCTTAAACTCTGACATGAAGTCGCCTATGCGTAGAGCTGCTAGATTCATGTATGTTGTTGACGGTGTTGAAACTTATAAAAATCCAGGTCAAACCTTAGAGTACGAACACATGATACCAGCTCAGTGGCAAATGATGAGACATGTTGCTCAAGTTAGAGATGGTTCTTTAACTAAAGAAAATTTATCAGAGCTTTACGATCAATATACTGTAGCTATTATTCCAAAGATAATGGATTTAGTTGTTAAAAACTCTGGCTTTAACGCTACAATGCAGCCAGGCTACGAAGTTGGACAACACTCTTCTGGTAGATACTACAACTTAAGAACGCTTGGTAGATCTAACATGTTTGCTATAAGAGAGCTAGATACCAATAATATATTTGGAGAGTATCACCAAATGATGGCTGGAAACTTTGATTACAATTATAAAAATTATCAAAACGCAGATAAAGCTATAAATACAGCTCTAGCTTCTGAAGAAGTTAGAGGTATGTCAACTTTTGACTTTGATGAAACACTAATAGATAAAGGTGATAACTTTATTGTTGCTGAAAAAGATGGTAATAAAATAAAAATAACTTCAGCTGCTTGGCCAATACAAGGTCCTGCTTTAGCGGAACAAGGTTACAATTTTGACTTTAGCGATTTTATAAACGTAAGAGGCGGTGTTGCTGGTCCTCTGATGACTAAGTTTAAAAATCAAATAGCTAAATACGGTATTGATAATGTGTTTATATTAACGGCTAGACCAGCTGAATCTGCTCCGGCTATTAAATCTTGGCTAGAAACTCAAGGCGTAAACATGCCTATAGAAAACATAACAGGACTAGGTAATAGTACTGGCGAAGCTAAAGCAATGTGGATGCTTGAAAAGTTTGCTGAAGGATATAACGACATGTACTTTGTTGACGATGCTTTACCCAATGTTAAAGCTGTCAAAAATGTTCTTGATCAACTAGATATTAAATCTAAAGTAAGGCAAGCTATACCTTTAGCTAGTGAAGAAATAAGTAATACTTTCAATGATATATTAGAAGACGTAACAGGCATAGAGTCAAAGAAAAGATTTTCACAAACTAAAGCTAGAAAGCGTGGCGCTAAAAAAGGTAGATTTAGACTTTTTATACCACCATCACACGAAGACTTTATAGGATTGCTATATAACTTTATGGGTAAAGGCGAAGTTGGCAATAAACACAAAGAGTTTTTTGAAAACACTTTAGTTAGACCGTTAAATAGAGCATATAAAGAATTAAACGCTGCCAAGCAAGCTATAGCTACTGACTATAAAAACTTAATAAAAAACTCTGGCGATATTAAAAAGAAGCTAAGACAAAAACTAGCTGATGGTGATTTTACTTTTGAAGACGCTGTTAGAGTTTATCTTTGGGACAAGCATGGCTTAGATATTCCTGGCATAGCACCTACTGATCAAAAAAAGCTTGTTGAAGCTGTTATGATGGATCAAAAGTTACGTATGTTTGCAGAAGTGTTAAATGTAATATCTAAACAAGATGAGTACATAGCGCCTTATGACGGTTGGGAGGGCGGATCTATAAAAACAGATCTTAATGAAGCTATGGGTGCTACTGGTAGAAAAAAGTTTTTTGAACAGTTTTTAAATAACGCTAATACAATTTTTTCGCCAGAAAATTTAAATAAAATAGAAGCTGCTTATGGTCCTAATTTTAGAGAAGCTTTAGAAGACATGCTGTATAGAATAGAAACTGGTAGAAATAGACCTCAAGGTCAAGGCAGAATGTTAAATAAGTTTATGAACTGGTTAAACGGCTCTGTTGCTAGCGTTATGTTCTTAAATATGAGATCTGCTTTACTACAGCAAATGTCTATAGTTAATTTTATAAATTTTGCCGACAACAATATATATGCAGCTGCTAAAGCTTTTGCTAATCAAAAGCAATACTGGAACGATTGGGCTTTTATATTTAATTCTGATTTTTTAAAAGAAAGAAGAAAAGGTATTGGAACAGATATTAATGGTAATGATTTAGCTAGATCTTTGCAAGATTCAAGAAACCCTATGGCTAAACTATTTCAAATGTTGTTAAGATCTGGTTTCGCACCTACACAAATAGCGGATAACGTAGCTATTGCTACAGGTGGATCTACGTTTTATAGAAATAGAATAAACTCATATTTAAAAGACGGGTTAAGCCAAAAAGAAGCAGAGCAAAGAGCTTTTGAAGACTTTCAAGAAATAGCAGAA